CGTAAAGCCTGTGCTTCTGTATGCTTGTCTCCAATCCAAGAAAGCCTTTCATCAAGAATGCGAGTCGCCATCTTGAGTGCTTTCTCTTTATCATCAGTCGATGCTCCAGTCCATGCTGTAGCGTACAAGTGGTTAGAATGATAGGTATCTGAAGCAGCTACAGTGATATAGCTGTCACTGGAAGCTCCACCTATAGTTGCGTCAAGGGACATCTATTTGCGCTCCAATTCAATCCACCCATCTTTTAACTTCTCGTCTATGTCGTCAGCGCTAACTTTCATAGTCTGACTACCACGTTTCATTGTGATAACTGACTTACGCGCCTTCACGGAAGACTTCATGGTTGGTAGCTCTTCAATCTCTTCTTCGTCTATATGGAGGCTTCCACTGCTCATTTCTGCACAACCCAATCACCCAGCTTGAAGTTCTCAACCTCATCAGGATGTACATCCGCACTCAACTCGCCTTTAACCATGCGAACGAGCTTTGATTTTACCACTGCCTTCTTTTTGGCAGTAGGTTTGCTTTCTACAACTGGTTTTTCAATTCCCAACATAACAATTCCTTAAAAAACCCCCTCCGAAGAGGGGGAAATGCACCGAAGGATTTAGCCAATTAACAGACTGATTGCATCGCTATTCCAGACTTTCGCCTTATACAGAACAGTAATATCAATCATTGCTTTGTTGTAGCCTTTGTAGAAGCTGATCTGATAAACCAGACCGGAGAACGGATCTTCAACTGTCATAACGTCAACAGCAGCGTCACCACCAGCAGGTTTAGCCAAAGGACGCATAGCAAGCTCAACACCAGACTGGTGAAGCATGACATTTGCCGCGAAGCTGTTGCCAACAGTGATAGCCTCATCATCTACAGCCGCCTGACGCAGACCAGTATCACCAATCACAAAGGAACCGCCACTCAACGCAGTATTAACAACGTACTTGTTAGTGGTATCAGCATTGAAAGTGACGATATCACCAGCCAAAATTGTGCCAGAACCTGTATCAGTAGCAATAGTGGTATCACCAATCGCACTTGAAGCGTCATTAACGATGTAGCTAGCACCAGTACCCTTGGTATGAGATACAACCTGACCTGACTCCTTGACCATTGCGCCCTGAAGATCCAGCAAAGTACCCTGACGAAGTAGACTGTCATTGCCGGACTCATTAGCCTTCTGGAGAACTGCCAAGTTCCGCAAGTTTGTACCCGCGTTACTGTTCAGGATCAATGAGAGGCGATTGTCGTCTACAGGAATACCGTTATCAAAGATGATCTGACGTGCTTCAGCCACAGTGTCATGGTTGGAGCTGAAAGGAGTAGTACCAGCAGTACCGACAGCTCGTGATGCACCCTGATAAGCAATAGTAGCAATGTGAGACTCGATGGAGTTAGTGATCCCCTTCATCGCTTGCTTGATCTGATCACCATAAACAGTCTCAAAACCAGAACCGTTATTGACGTGCTTAATGTCTTCACCAGTCCAAGGGATACGAACACTGGCGATCTGGTCCAGAGCCATAGTCTTGGTAGTGACAGTCTGATCATCACCTTCAGGGATGGTCATAGATGGAGTCGCTGAAGTGTTAACAGTTGCTGCTGGAGTCACGAAAGAGCGAACTGTATCGCCCTGAGCTGCTTCCTCTGAACCAGAGTTGATCGTTACTGAAGGGATGAAGCCTACTGCCTCACGGCCCACCTGGTCAGCAGCGATCATGATGTCATTCGCCAGATTAGTTAGTACGTTAGCCATTCTAATATTCCTTTTAATTAAAGTTCGGGTAAAAACCCCGTTAAAACAAAATTGGGTTCCACCGGAACTAAAATCAAAAGGCCAACGCTGTTAACCTGTTTCTTAAATCATATCTGCATGAGTATAATTGTCAACTATTATTTCCCCTTTCCCTACTCTACTTGGTAAAAATAGAATTCTACCTAGTAAAAATAGAATTCTACTCGGTAAAAATAGAATTCTACTTGGTAAAAATAGAACTCTACTCGGTAGAAAAAGGGGACTTTAGAGTATTATGAGTCAACCACCTTGCCGCCCTTCTTAGCGAACGACATTCTAGCAACTGCACCCATCGCATCAAACTCTGCACGAGTAATTGAGTTAGCGCCGCCACCAGAGGTTTCATCAGGAGTGTTGCTCCCACTTGATTTAGCGAAAAGATGGGGGGCCGTCTTACTTAGATCCTTCACCCAATCAGCAATACTCAACGGGGTAACTCCATCCACTCCGTACATCACATTACCATCCCGATCTGACGGAATAGCCTTATCTTCACTGAGGGTGAACGTATTACGAACACGATACATGACATCTTCGATTGCCGAAGCCGCTACTCCAGCCGCTACAGCCGCGTCCTTTGCCGCCCCATCAATAATCAACCCTTCCAGCCGCCCATGTAATGAATTGTTCTTGCCTGTCAGGTCATCAATCTGTTTATCATACTCACCCTTCATGGAGGATACTCGGTTCTCGACCAGTTCATCCACCTTTCCAGAGTCCAATAACTTCTTGTCCTTAATATTCTGTGACTCTTCTTTAAGAGCCTCATACTCATCCAAATCAACTCCATCGAACTTCTTAAAGCCCTCCAAGTCCTTCATCAGTTTTACATTGTTCTGACGGAACTCGTTAAGTTTCTCTTTGGATGTTGCCCCTTCCACCTGAAGCTGAAAACCTCCAGACTCTACTTCAGAATAAAGAGCGCGATGTTCCTCTGGAACTGAATCAATATCACTGACATTGAATTGTAATGACATAGGTTATTTCTCCTGTGTTGTTGTTGAATCTGTGTTTAGACGACTCATCTCGTCTTCCACTGTAACATCAGGTGGAAGTTTCTCGCCTTGTTCCATATTATATAAAAAAGTGTCCATCGAAATCATATCAGCTTGATAAGCCTCGATAAGAGCCTTAATGTCACTGTGACCGAGTGGAGTACGCATGTAATCACGACTCAGCTCAACAGTAATTACGTCCTTAGAGATAGCCGGTTCATTCTGCCATGTGAGACTAATACTCAACGCCCGACTAACACCGTATTCCGCAACCCTGGCGATATTAGACAAAATACCTGACTCATTATTCTGTCGAGTCTGCATAGTCTCTGCCGACTCACTTACACGACTGTCCTTCTCGAACAATCTTGCCGACAACGAACTCATCATTGACTCTTTATTCTTTAATGCGTTCTCCAAAGACCCTAAACCCTGCCCCTGAAACTCAAGAAAGCCAGCTCTCGACTGTGGATCTGGAAGAATCCATGCCGAAGTTGTACCAATATACAATTCCTGATCACTTTGACCCGAAACTCCTGACACCCAAGGGGTAGGTAGTGCTGTAAAGTGGCGACCATGCTCTAAATCCGCTGAACTGCGGTAGTGGGATAGGTTTACATCCACCAAGTCGAGTACAGGTGGCTTCTGTGGAGTACACGATATACCCGCTGTAGTCATTACGATTGCGGGAATGAAATCAAGGGGCTTACCTCTGACTACAGGAGTGTACGACTCAATTAAATCCCCCTCCTCATTATATACAGATACAGTGTACTCATTCTCAATCAATGCGAGAACCCGATAACGTGTCTCTTCAGTAAGGTCAAACTCATCCCTACCAGCAACAACCACAGTCTCCTTCAACACCATAACACCGTCAAACCAGTTAATCAGTGCCTCACTGGGATACTCTACAATCTTTGTGGTTCCCTTCCTGTCATCATAATCCACCAGTAATATATGTCTTCCAGCTATCAAAATGTTTCGCACAGTTGATTCAACCAACTGATCTACATTCTCAGGAAGCTCCGACGGAGGAATCGTCTCTCCAGAACTCTTGTATATCGGCTTCTTGTAAGTCACAACCCCAGTCAGTGCGGTTACAGTCCTACCAGTCGCTCCGTAAAACAAACTCCGATCTAAATACGCACTGTAATCTGTGTCTTCCTGCTTCTGAAGTCTCGGAAGGTATACAGCACCCGCCGACTTAATCGAATCACTGCCAGAGTAACAGTCGCGGCACCGCTTCACTTGTTTAGAATGAAGAGAGAATTCAGGGTGGAATGAATCTACTGGCATAATGGGTATTCCTGATTTAATTTAAAAGGATTCTATTCCTGTGGGATATTTTTAAGATAGTACACTATTGTTGTGAAAGTGTGAAGAATTTGGTATGTTTATCGACTGATGAAAAATGACGGAAAATCGACTGAGGTGGAAATTTGATTGAAATCAAACTACACCCAAAACAATCCTACGCACTCAACTCACCATGTACGGAGGCGCTATGGGGCGGTAGTGCCGGAGGTGGCAAGAGTTTTTTTATACGGGCATCAGCAGTCATATACTCTGTTGAAATACCAGGTCTACAAACGTACATCTTCCGTAGAAAATACAAAGATCTCATTCGCAACCACCTCCAAGGGTCAGGTTCCTTCAACGAACTACTGAAACCGCTGATAGACCAGAAACTTTGTAAGATCAACACTTCAGATATGGTTATTGATTTTGCGAACGGCTCCCGCATTAATCTCTGCCACATGCAGCACGAACACAATATGTATGACTACCAAGGTGCTGAAATCCATTATTGTGAGTTTGACGAACTAACAACATTCACTGAGGATATGTACACCTTCGTTAGATCACGCCTCAGACTCGGTGGACTGAAAATACCCGATAAATACGAGGGTATGTTCCCCCGTGTTTTAGCAGCAAGTAATCCTGGCGGTATAGGCCATAACTGGGTGAAGAAAGCGTGGGTTGATTACGGGGAAAATACTATATGGAGAACACCAAAAACCCAAGGGTTTATGCTTCGGCAATTTATTCCAGCAAAACTAGAAGACAACCCCACCCTTACAGAATCCGACCCCCACTACGCAGCTAAACTTCTGGGTATCGGTGATCCAGTAGTCGCACGAGCTATGCTTGAAGGCTCATGGGATATTACTGGTGGTGGTGCGCTCGACGACCTATGGTCCCCCATCAGCCACGTCGTAGAACCCTTCCTGTTCTCTGGAATGAATACAGAACTATATGGCAACTTAGGCACCGTCAATAAAGAAGCCTTCTTCTTCTCTAAAGCATACGACTACGGCTCTTCCGCACCCTATGGAGTGATGTTCTTCGCAACACTTAAAGAAGACCTGACTATCGATTGGGTCGGGGTAAGTGACGGAAAAGGGGATGTCTCTCGTACATTCAAAAAAGGCTCAGTCTTCGTTATCGACGAAATATACGGGGCCGACGACCACGACAAAGGACTCTATGAAACAGTCCCCCAAATCGC